ATGGTTGAGTTGGCAGGGTTTAAAGATTCTGGTGAGTTCTACAAAGCGATCACACCAGAGCAAGATCAGCAATTGTCTAATCCTCCTCCTCCACAGCAACCACAGATGCCTCCAGAAGTTCAGGCATTGATGCAAAAGACTCAGGCTGAGATTCAGGCTAACCAACAAAAAGCCCAAGCTGATATGCAATTGCAACAACAGCAAATGCAGATTGATATGCAGATGGCTCAACAAAAGGCTGGTCTTGAGATGCAGTTACTTCGTGAGAAAGAAGCAGCTAAGTTGCAATTAGAGCGTGAGAAACAACAGGCTTACTTTGCTATGAAGCAACAAGAGTTTGAGGTTGAGGCTCAATTGAAAGCAATGAAGGTCGGTGCTGGTATTACTTCTAACGTAGAGATTAAGGGTTAATCATGGCTGCTATTGATGATCTGATTAAGCAAATCCAGTCTAGAAGTGACACTTCCCAATGGACAGGTGGCTATGGTGCTGACGCTGCTACCAAGGACATGGCTCGCATCTTGTCCAGTATTGGTATTACTAACATCAAAGACTTTGGCAAGATTCCAAAGTATGAGCCTGTTGAACAAATTGGCATGACTTTAAATGGTCAGCCTGTTCAAGGTTCTGGCTCTCAGCTTTATGTGATGGAAGCAGTAGATACTGGTGATGGCGTAGATTACGTTCGCAGAGATTTAAGCCCAGAGCAAGCAGCGCAAGTAACGCCTACTTATGGTGTTGTTACAGGAATAGACGAATATAACCAACCTACCTACAGCCCTGTTGAAGCTACAAACGTAGCAGTAAAAGATGGTCAACTTGTTGGTGTTACTGGTGAAACATTCGGTAATAAGGTAACAGGTCAAGAAGTTCCAAACACATACACAGAACGCCAAAAAGGTGACTTCTTTGGTGGAACTTACGAGGGCAAGGGCAATACTGGTTATGGTGTTCAGTTTGATGACCAAGGCTTGCCAATTTTCTACACTCAAGGCGCATCCAGTAAAGACTCAATTGTAAAAGCTGCTATTCCTATGGCACTTTTAGCGTTAGGTGCTTATGGCGCACAAAGTATGCTTGGTGCTGGCGCAACAGGTGGTGCAGGTGGCGCAGGTTTAACAGCAGGTGAACTTGGAAGTCTTACTGGAACGGCTGGTGGTACAGGAATAACAGCAGGTGGAGGTGGATTTGGACTTAATGCCGCAGGTGCTGGTCTTGGTACGGGTACAGGTGCAGGTATTACCGCAGGTACAGGTTTAACTGGTACTGGTGTTCTTACTGGTTCATCTTTAGGAACAGGCTTGTTAGGTACTGGTGCTGGAGTTGCAGGTTTAACAGGTACTGGAGTACTGAGTGCTTCTGAGTTAGGTAAAGCCTTACTTGGCACAACATCTACAACACCTTTGGTTGGTACTGGTATTTTGAGTGGTTCACAACTTGGCTCACAACTTTTAGGTACTGGTGCAAATACAGCCGCTACTGTTGGTGGAATTACTGGATTAACCAATGCGGCTAATGTAGGTTATGGGGCTTTAAACACAGGTGTATCAACAGGAATAACTGGTCTTGGCTCTGGTGCTGTGGATACAGGTATAAACCCTAGTGGTGCTACTACAGGTGTTATTGAACCTCCTGTAACAGCCACTCCAGCAGCAACAGCCGCTAAGACTGGATTGACAGCGTCTGATGTTATTCGAGCCGCAGGTGTTGCTGCCACAATTGCAGGTCTAAATCAAGCAGTAGGTGGTGGTGGTGGCTCTGGTGGTTTTCCAATAGTACCTATACCTAGCGATTGGACTAGCCCAATTAAGCCTACAGGTACAGCAGCGTTCACTCCTTTAACACCGATTGACTTCGGTAATAAAGAGATGCTTCGTGGTACTCAATGGGAACAATTGCTAGACCCTAATTATGGTAAAGCTATTGAAATGCCAGTCTCTACCAACCCATCGAACATGACGTTTAATGAGTTGACCAGAATCTTGGGTGGTTCAAGAGAATCAATCCCAACACAGAACCTTACAATCAACGATGTAATTGCAGGAATACAAAGCCAATATGGACAAACACCTCAAGGCTCAATGGGCTAAGAATCTGTTAAGTGATGACTTTTTCATAGAAGTCATAGATAACTTGAAAAAACAACAGATTAGTGTAATAATTAACACAAGTGGTGAAGAATCTGATAAGCGTGAAGATGCTTACAGACACATCAAGACAATTGAATTGATTACAGGACACCTAGAAGGCTTGGCCTCGGAAACTCTAATCAAAGAGAAGAAGTGGAAGATTTTGTAATTCTGTGGTATAAAAGCCACACCTCCGTCTAGAAGGTTTCTAGCGATTTTTGAGATGACAAATGGAAAACACCAACCCACAAGGGAGTGAAAGCCTAGATGTAAACCAAGCCGCTTCAGCGTTTGAAGGGATGATGGGTGATTCTGAGGAAGCCGAAGAAGGCCAATCCGAAGGTCAACTAGAAGACCAACAAGAGACTGATGAAGTTGAATATTCTGAAGAAGAAGAACCCAAGCCAAGATATAAAGTCAAGGCAAGTGGTGAGGAAGTTGAGGTAGAACTTGACGAACTTATCAAGGGTTATCAACAAGGTGCAGATTACACTAAAAAGTCTCAGGCTCTAGCTGAACAACGTAAGGCTCTCGAAGCTGAACGTAATCACTTAGAGTATGTGAAACAAGAGCGACAGGCATATGCCCAGAAGTTGCAAGCGTTGGATAGCTTCCTTTCGCAGCAAAATCAGGGTGTTAACTTAGATGTTCTAAAGGAAACAGACCCCATTGGCTATGCCGTGGCGGTTGCTGAACAGAGTCAGCGAGAGAAGCAATTAGCAGTAGTTAGGAATGAGCAGCAAAGACTTGCCCAACAGCAACAATCTGAGCATCATGCCTCTTTGCAAAACCATCTCCGTCAAGAGTCTGAGAAGTTAACCAGTTTGATTCCTGAGTTGGCTACGCCACAGGGTGATGCGGTTCGGAAACAAATCCGTGACTATGCGAAGTCTGTTGGGTGGTCTGACCAAGAACTCAGTCAACTATATGACTCTCGTGCTGTGGTGACTTTGTATAACGGGATGAAGTATCAGCAACTTCAAAAGAGCAAGCCAGAGGTAAACAAGAAACTTCAAGCTGCTCCTAAGATGATGCGATCAGGCACTTCTGCTCCGCCAACTAAATCATCAGGTGATAAACAGGCAATGCAAAGGTTGCGTGAAACTGGAAAAGTCCAAGACGCAGCAAAAGCATTTGAACGATTCTTTTAAATTTGGAGTTTTAAAATGGCTACATATCAAACATATACCGCAATCGGTATGCGTGAAGACCTCTCTGACGTTATCTATAACATCAGCCCTACAGACACACCTTTCATGTCTTCCATTGGCAAGACAAAGGCTACTGCTGTTCTGCACGAGTGGCAGACCGACAGCTTGGCTGCTGCTACTTTGGACAACTTCACAGTCGAGGGTGCAACAGCATCTGACGCTACCATGTCCCCAACTACCCGTGTTGGCAACCGCACTCAGATCGCACAGAAGACTATCAAGATTTCTGGCACTTTGCAGAGCGTTGACAAAGCTGGTCGTAAGTCTGAAAAGGCTTATCAACTTGCCAAGGCTTCTAGCGAAATCAAGCGTGACATGGAAACCTCTTTGTTGAGCAACCAAGTTGCTGCTAACGGCAACAGTTCTACTGCTCGTAAATTGGGTGGTCTGCAAGCATGGTTGTCTTCTAACTATGATGGTGGTACTGATGGTGTTGCAGGTTCTTTGGGCACTACTGCTCGTACCAACGGCACAAACCGCACTTTCACAGAAGCAATCTTGAAGACTGTTATCAAAGAAGTTTACGCTTCTGGTGGCAATCCTAAAGTGTTGATGGTCAACCCTGCACACAAGCAATTGGTTTCTGGCTTTGCTGGTATCGCTGCACAGCGTTTCATGGCCCCATCAAATGCTCCTACTACCATCATTGGTGCGGCTGACGTTTATTTGAGCGATTTCGGTACAGTTTCTGTTGTGCCTAACCGCTTTATGACTTCTACCAACACCTGCGATGAAGTTGCATATGTGCTTGACCCCGACATGGCTGCTATCGCTTACTTGCGCCCATTCCAGACCAACGAGTTGGCTGTGACTGGTGACAATGAGTCTACACAATTGTTGTGCGAGTTCACATTGGAAGTTAAGAACGAAGCTGCTCACGGCATCATTGCTGACATTACACCTTAATCTAAGGTAACTCCGAAAAATGCCTCAGACTTAAACCTCTGGGGCATTTTCTTTTCTACACAAACTGATAGAATTAAGGTATGCAAAACCCTGTCAATTTTCGTCAAACTGCTGTTCACTCTGATGGTGAAGGTGGTATCGTTATTCAGACTCGTCAGGACATAACTGACATTGTTGAGCAGAACAAAAAAGAGTACAACTCTTATGATGAAAAGGCTCGATGGTCTGATAACTTGTTTGGAAATAAAATAGCTTCTATTCCAATGACAGTTATTGATGATCTTAACAAACAAGGCATCATGCGTGGCTTTGCTGTGCTAGACGAGAAGCGTTTCAGGGCATGGTTAAATGAGCGTGATAACAGAGTTTTTAGAACTCGGACAGGAGTAGTATGAGTTTCGCAACATACTCTGATTTACAGACCTCGATTGCAGGTTACTTAGCTAGGTCTGATCTAACCAACCAGATTCCAGACTTCATTACATTTGCTGAGAATCGTCTACGTAGAGAACTGCGTATTCGTCAGATGCTCAAATCTGTAACAACAGCCACAGTATCTGGTGACTCTACTGTTGAGTTACCTGCTGACTTTATTGAGATTCGTGATTTTGTCGCATTGACAAACCCAATTCAGCCATTGAGTTACTCTAGCCCATCTGCTTTGTCTAATGACCCAAGAGCATCAGAAGTTGGTGTTCCTAAGTCTTACACAATCTTGGCTAACGAGTTCTTACTGTCGCCTCCTCCTGATGGCATCTACACATTGAGATTGCTGTACTACGCAGCACCTCCATATCTGTCTAGTTCAAACGCATCTAATGTGTTTTTGAATGTTGCTCCTGATGCGTTGCTTTACGCTGCTTTGCTTGAAGCAGAACCTTATTTGATGAACGATGGTCGAATCAATACATGGGGCACTATGTATGATCGTGCGATTACCACTCTTACCAAGTCTGACGAAGAAGGTCAGTACTCTGGTGTCCCATTAGCAATGAAACTTACTGCAAGGTGAAACTATGGCTGAAATGTCTAACTACTTGGAAAATGCTCTCATCAACGTAACTTTGAGAGCAACTGGCTACACAGCACCAACGACTGTGTATGTGGCTTTGTACACTTCTGACCCAACAGATGCTGACACAGGTACTGAGGTATCTGGCACTAGCTATGCTCGTCAGTCTGTGACGTTTGGTGCGCCTAGCAATGGTGCGACTACCAACTCTGCTGCTGTTGAGTTTCCTCAAGCTGGTGGCTCATGGGGTACTGTTACCCACATTGGTATTCGTGATGCTTTGACTACAGGTAACTTGCTTTATCACACAGCACTAGATGCTTCTAAGACCATTGCAACTGGTGATGTGTTCCGTATCGCCTCTGGTTCATTGAGCGTTACTTTAGCGTGAGATGGCTGATTTACTGCCTCCGTGGACAATTGACTCGCTAGACAATTTAAAGTCTAGCATTGATGACTTAACACTCACACTCGATAGTCCACTCTACACCACTTCAGTTACCCTATGGGATGCCTATGGGTCTGTGAGTGCTTCTGCGACTGTTACGGCTGATGCGGTAAGGGTTCAGAATGGTGTAGCAGCAGTAAATGGAACGGCAACAGTCACGGCTGATGCTGTCAGGATTCAATTTGCTAGTGCAAGCATTACAGGTTCAGCTAGTGCGTCTTGTGATGCAATCAGGGTTCAGTTTGCTTCTGGTGCTATTGACGCTAATGCAACAGTTACAGCGGATGGAACAAGAGTTCAGTTTGCCTCTGGAAGTATCACAGGTAACGCTGATGTAACTGCAATTGGAACTCGTGTTCAGTTTGGCAATGCGGCTATAACTGGTACTGCCGATGTAACTGCTTTGGGTGGAATTGTTGCCAATGGCGTAGCTTCTATCACGGCTGATGCGACTGTTACTGCTGATGCGATTAGAGTGCGTGATGCTGTAGCGGTTATTACTGGTAGTGCAACATTTACTGCTAATGGTGGAATCGTTGCTGATGCTCACGCTAGTGTTGATGTAACGGCAAACTTTACCGCTAATGCTTCTGCGATATATGCAGGAGTAGCGTCTGTAACTGGTACAACTACGATCACAGCAAAAGGTGTAATCCTTGGTGAGAACTGGACACCAGTACCAGAAGACGACAACACTTGGACACCTGTTTCCACAGATTCAAACACTTGGACAACAGTATCGAGTGACACAAACACATGGACACCTGTGTCTGCTAATGACAACACATGGACAATTCAGGCTCAAGGGAATAACACATGGCAACGACAAAACTAAACTTTGGTGAATGGATGCCTGACCAACCTAGCATTACTGGTGCTTTGGTTGACGCAAAGAACGTAGTCTCTCAGGCTGTGGGTTATGGCCCACTTCCTACTGCGGCTACATTCTCCCAAGAAGCCTCTGAAGACCTTACTACATTGGTAGCAGGGAAAACCCCTACAAACGACACTAAGTTGTTTGCTGCTGGAACTACAAAGATTTTCAGCATAAGTGGTGTTGGTGCAGTAACCAATGTTTCTAAAACTGGTGGGTATAGCCCTAACGCTTATGGCGACAGATTTAGATTCACTCAGTTTGGTAACTCGATTATTGGGACTAACTTTAGTGACCCAATGCAGGTGTTTACCTTGGGTACTTCTACAGCGTTTGCAGACCTAGCAGCTAATGCGCCTATTTGTCGCTACATAACTGTTGTGCGTGATTTTGTAGTGACTGCGTTTATTAACGCTTCGTCTGTTCTTTATCCATCTAGGGTTCAATGGTCTGGTATCAATGACGAGACTGAATGGGATGCAGATCAGGTAACTCAATCTGATTACCAAGACATTCCTGATGGTGGTCAGATCATGGGAATTCGTGGTGGCGAGGTGGGGATTATTCTCTTGGAAAAGGGAATAACTCGCATGAGTTATATCGGCACTCCTTTTATTTTCCAGTTTGACAACATCTCTCGTGGTAAGGGATGTATTGCTTCAGGCTCAATTGCACAAGTCCAAGGTATAACTTTCTTTCTGTCAGACGATGGTTTTTACTCGTGCGATGGACAGAGTGTTATGGGAATTGGCACAGAGAAGGTAGATCGTTGGTTCTTTGCTAACGCTGATGAGAGCCAGTTTAATCTAATGTCTGCGGCTGTAGACCCTGTTCGCAAGCTGATTATCTGGAACTTTAGAACTACCTTTGGTAACAGACAGTTGTTAATTTACAACTTCAACACTAAGAAATGGACTTATGGCGATGCAGGTGCTGATTACATCTCTGATGCTTCTACTGCTGCCACAACCCTAGAAAACCTAGACTCAATCTCTAACAGCATTGATGCTTTGACTGTTAGCTTGGACTCTATCCTTTACATGGGTGGAAAGTACTTCCTTGGGGGTACGAGTGGCAGATATGTCGTTACCTACAATGGTGCTAACGCTACAGGAAACATCGTAACTGGTGATTTAAATGCAGGTGGTAGATCAGTAGTAACCCTAGCTAGACCATTGATTGATGGAGGCTCTGCTAATGTGGCTGTGGCTTCTAGGACATTGTTGAGTGAAGCACCTGTGTTTGGTACTGCTTTAGCGGCTGATTCTGATAACAGGGTATCTCTGAGGTCGAATGGTAACTTCCATCAGTTTCAAATCACACCTACTGGTCAATGGAAAACTGCTGTTGCCTTGGATGTAGATTTCCAAGGTCAGGGAGTTAGATAATGTTTAGAACGCTTCCTCCGTTCGGTGGAGATCAGCGACAGACTGCTGAGATTGTTCGTCAGATCATGGATGGCAAGACCAACAATACTGGAACGCTAACCTTGGCTACAGGTGGTGCTACGACTACCACTCTGAACGACAGAAGAATAGGTGGGGATAGCGTTATTTTGTTTGTCCCTGACTCGGCTGCTGCCTTTGCTGATTCTATTCCTTATGGGGCTTTTCAGGACTCTACAGACCAGACTGCTGCTAGTACGACTGTTGCTTACCCTATTACCTTTAATACAACTGACTTCTCTAATGGAGTTACGTTATCGAATAGTTCAAGACTAAATGTTGCAAACGCAGGACTTTACAATTTACAGTTTTCCATTCAGTTTAAGAACACCACAAACGATGGACATGACGTTGATGTTTGGTTTCGCAAGAATGGAACAAATATCGCAAACTCAAACAGTAGATTTCACCCTCCTGCAAGGAAAAGTTCAGGCGACCCTAGCCATATGATTGCTGCATTGAATTTCTTTGTTGACATGGCTGCTAATGATTACGTTGAGATTATGTGGAGAACTGAAAATACTGGTGTAAATATTGAGCATTTTGGG